CGAATTAGAGCTCAATACTGAGGCAGTTGTAGGCACTTGCACAACAGTGGCCTGATTGGTCTTGTTAATATAGAGCTCATTCTGTCCGGTAAGAGCATTATTGGCATTGTAGAGCCCCAATTCCCCGGCAGCGAATCCTGATCCTGATGGCGGAATAGCGCCTTGTAAGGGAAAGGTAACCCATTTATGCTTTCCCTGATCCCCTGAGGCAAAGTCAACGTGGTTTACATCGACAAGAGCCTGGATAGACTGAAAATTCTGAAGGATCTGATCTTGAGACTGAGATATCTGATCGGTCGGCTGCGGAATGTTGGCACTGTAAGTTGGCATACGTTCTCCTATACATGTTTCCAATTTATGCGACGAATTATATAACTTATGGCATTTTGGCTTACATTGAACATAGTCGCCAGAGATTTTTGAGTATTAGATCCCAATGCATATAATTTTCTTATATTTTTCACATCAAGCTCATCAAGCTTACAAGTATTAACAGATTTCCCTTTTCTATGGCCCTGACTTTTTCCAAAATCATTCGAATTATCCTGAACTGTACCTTGTCTTAAATGCATAGGATTAACGCAGGATTTATTGTCACAAGAATGAAGAACTAATAGATTCGGATCATGGTCTCTATAGAACATTCTGTGAGAATATCTATGTGCCCTGATACGTTTCCCTTGGATCATTATAAATGCATATCCATCCCTGCCAATCTTCCCCCTCCAATTCCAACAATCATATGATGGCAAATCGTTATATCTTTGTGCGTAATATAAGAACCTACACCGATCTGAACAAAAGGCTTTAGAAAATGACTTTTTACACTCTTTAAAACATGTTTCGCAAACATTCATATCTCTCCTATATATATCTGATATAGGAATATTATATGTGTTTGAAGAAAAGTATATCATAGTTAAAAACTACCTCCGCCCCATCCCCAACTGTTGTAGCCCCATTCAGAGCTCTCAGTGTAGATAGTTGCTGTACGCTCATTTTTATTCTGTACTAATGTTCTTCGCAGACAGAGTCGCTCTTGCATCTTAAACTCAGGCATAATAAGCTGCACGCTGTCTATGTCCATGCGATCTTCGAATATCTTCTTAGCTGCCCCATAGGCAATATATTGCCACTGCTCTTCAAGCTCGGGCGTCTGATCCGTTGCCATAAGATAGGTAGGGCGCGCATATACTTCAAAATTGATCTGGTAGGGCTGATCGGGTATCGGTCGGAGGGTAAACTGATTATTGTAGTAAAGCATCGCTACGGGTAACGTAGGCTGATATGCGTACACTTGGCTATTAATGGGCGCCTGCGCTGCCGGAGCAGTTGGAAAATTAAAGGAGTACGCCCCCGTTATATAATTTATGGTTCCAAGTGAGGCAGTCGTGCCAGGAACTACCAATATGCCGCTGCCATCAAAAGGCGAATTGGCAATATCAACTAATGCAAGGCCTTGAGCGCTACTATTAACGGAGCTGAAAAGAACATTTCCCTGCAATACAGGATAGCCCTGTGTATTAGCAAGTGTTCCCGAAAATGCGGTAGCAACTCCATCCCCAGAAATACCGATAGAAGATATCTGATTTACAAAAGGATATATACCAAAGAACTGAGTCCTGGATTGAGTATAAAATGCTTGATAGCCCGCTATATAGACCGGCGGATGAACTGTTATGTATTTATTCTGAAAATTATAGAGCGGATTGCTCGGATCCAGTGAAGTATCCGTATTATATACATCCACAAATGGATCACACCAGAAGTTAAATGGCCTACGTAACTGAAATGTTCGCAGGTGTTCGGGGAAATCATAGACAACAAAGGTATTGATATAATTGTTCAAATCATCATCGGTAAGCTGCGCCTGTGAGGGAGTACGCGTAAGCCTTCGCACCTTCTGCTGTATAGCCGCTAGCGTGCTGTTGGGAGGATTAATGGGCATAATATTCCTAGGGGCTAAAGGGCAATACGTTTCTTACCGCTGCATCAAGGGTGCTATTAATCTCGCCAATAGGCACAACCTGAGCGCATGTGTCTACGTGAAAGGGGGGAGACCCCGGTATAGCAAATGCGCTGAAGGTTGTGGTATCTACCGGAATCGTAAAGGTCGTCGTTCCCGTAACTGTTATAGGCCATATTGTGTTCGCAAGCTCCTGCATGCCATCTGCCTCGGGAATAACAAGCCGCACTATAGTCCCCGATACATATTGATTCGCAAAAGTTGTCGTAACCGTCGCGGGGTTAGACTGGGATATGGCGGCAATTAAGCGCATCGCTGGCTGAAAGATGGGATGGGGAACTGCGTAACACTGTGACATAGCTATAATAGATGCTGAACTGCGACAATATCGGTTCCTGCTGCACTCAGATCTTCCGAGTCAACGAACTCAAGCGGAACCGCTTCACAGCGTTGTATTTTCTTTCCAACTACCTGAGAGGCAACTCCGCGATCATTCATGACATACTCATGGATCTTGTAGTAGCAGTTTTTATTAAGGTGTCTTACCACCCCAATTGGTAGTGTATAAATCTGTCCATCTACCAGAGAATATTTTTCAACGGGATCTTGTTTATAGGCCTTAAATACGAACTTCATCTCGCCACCGGGGCAATCATAATATTTGAATCGTATCTTAACCTTTTGACGATCATTCTCACGCATAGAAGAGAGCTTAGATTGTATCGTTCTTCGTCTTTCTTCTTGTTCTTGCGTAGAGAGATCCCGAAATGGTATATGCGCATTTACGAATGGCGCATTGTGATTCACTTCAGGCTTCATTTCTGCTTTCGTTCTGCTCATCGGCTCCCCTTATAGAGGGGCTCCCTTGCGAGAGCCCCATTATATCGATTATTAGAAGTTGGCGGTACGGCCAGCCTGCCAGTAGATCGTGTCTCCATTCTGTCCAGCTGGGCTATTAATACCTGCAACGAGGATCATGCCGAGTATTGCGGTATTTACTGTTGCATCGTTCAATAGGTTTGGATCAGATACCGTTGCATCTGCTTGTTCACCAACAGGCACTATTTGTGCCATGCTGAATGGATATGCAGCTGCCGCAGGGAATACAAACGCGTTGAATGCGGTGGTATCGATATCAACCGTGAAATTATAAGCATCCACAATAGTCAATACATCGCCTATCAATTGGTCTATCTGGGTCATGCCAAATGTAGAGCTGACATAGAAGCGCACTGCCTGTCCGACCGTAAGGTTATGGGCAACAGAAGTCGTTACCTGAGCCGTTGCAGCTTGACTTATGTTAACTACAAAGCGCTTGCTTGGATAGAATATCGGGTTATACGGAATAATTCGATAAAATCCATTGGTGCCTGCAGCGCCAGGACCATTCGCGAGAGCAGCAGCGATCCTGAAGCTTGTGTTTGCGACGATAGTGTCGATACCAAAGTCATAACCACTCAAGTTTGGCTGAGCAGTAATGTTGGTAAGTCGCACGACCGACCCAGCGGAGAGACCAGCGGTACTTGCTGTTGTCACAATAGGACGAACAACGTTACTCGATCCCGTGATTGCTACAGGGCCAAGGGGAGCAGTGATGCTCGTATCAACGGCGATGAAGTCATTAGGGCGCGGAAGTATGAATACCGCATTAGACCCCGCGTTTGCTTGGTATTCGATGCCACCCATTCCCGCATTCCATTCCCACTTATAGCCGGCGCTTGCGAGCGCTGTGCTAATCGCGGTAATGTTCCATACGCTCATGAAGTTAGTGCCGGGACGAAGATTCAATGTCACGTTAGCGCCGGTAGAAACAAAGCTACCGGACTGAATCAATGTTAAATTAGTCATGATAGGTCTCCTTAAGCAAGTGTTGCGCGTAAGTTCAAGACCCACTGATCATTCAAGATTCGTGGCACTTCAGCAAACTTATAGCCGACCGTTACGTTTTGAGCCAATGGATCAGAAAGTATTGGTGGTCGATAAATGAACTGGGCAGAATAGCCATCTTGTTCAATGCAGGCGTAGGACTCGAGGCCAACACAGAAGATGTTATAGACGTCAGCGCCCAATGCTGATGCATTTGGCGATACACTGCCGATCGAAGACACGAGGAAGCGAAGGTTTCCTGCGGCGCCCCATTCTGATCTGAGTGCTTTCATCGGCGAAGGATACTGGTTCTTTTGAATGAAGCCAGCAACGTTATCGAGATCGCCCGTGAGATTGGTTGAGCATAATGCGAAATATGCATCACGAACGGGGGCAGTACCGAATTTATCTTCACCCTCTATGTTTTCCATCAAGGTATAAGCATCATTATCAAGAAGCGCGCGAACAACAGTATTAATATCAGGGCGCGTAATTTCGGTAGGATTATCACCATTTACGCCACCTGTACAGTTGATAGCAGCAGCAGTACCAGCAAGCATATCGCGGGTAAGCTGATCTTCTGTTTGACGAAGCGAAACGCCAAGACGAGCAGCACATTCATTAAGTACTGGATCTTGGTTTTGTAAGGTAACTTGTTCGTTCAAGATTACGTAGGTGCCATAAAAGCTGATTGTTGCATCGATATCGATAGCAGTCAGATTTTGTGCCGGAGGCGTAAGTCCTGAATTGCCGAGTGGCACCATAGCGGTAGCCAGCGGATTGTATCGTCGCATGCGAAGCGTACGGCCACCATTGCGTGGCATCGTATAACGCGATGCGGCTATTTTATGGATCATATTGGGAACCTTAACGGCAAGCAGCTTCATACTAAAGCTCTGCTGCACCGGTGCAGGTAGCGTACTTGTCGTGGTTATCGACATCGGCTCTCCTTTATAATAAAACAAATGTCCCGGAGGACACTAATGCTACTATTGCTGAGCCGAGCGACGCACTCATTCTCGCGGTTAGGTGGCGAGCCTCAATACGCCGTTCTCGGATGGCGAATCCGGATTACGCCAGAGGAAGTATAGTACAGAGATAATAAAAAAAGCAACCGACGGATATAACCACTCGTCAACTGATATATAAGTCCGCCGATTACTTTTTTTATAGTAGATTGCCAGCAGAGAGCATGACAATGGATTGCTTCTAGGTTATCACGCAATTGATCGATATACAAATAGCTAACGACTTTTCATCCGGGCCATATTCATCTCTTTAAGGAGCTGATCTTGATATTCGGGAGTCATGCGCCCATCATTGATATATTCATTCACCTGGGAAAGCGGCGTTGTTCCACGCTGCGGAGAGACCGCCTGCGCTGATCGAGGCTTGCTTGCATTCTCTTGTATCATTTTGCGTGCCATAGATGACTCCTGAGATGATTTGTCGATTCCCATGCTTCGTATTATCGAATATGCGGTTTCTGCGGCACTATAGGCATCCTGGGAGGCTGCCATACCGATCGCTTGTGCTATAGAAGGATGTGAACGACGCAATTCCTCTATATTGGATGCCGAAACTACCGTGTCGAAATCAGGATATTTAGCCTTAATGCGCGCCTCTACGATATCTTGCTGACTTTTGCGCTCATATTGCTTTATTCTCTCTTCCATCTGCCTCATTTTGTGATGAATAGATGCCAGATGCTTCCCTTCCGCAAGGGCATCTGGAGCGAGATTGAATTCTTCCGCAGAAGATGGGCTCTGTTGCTGAACAGCATTCTGTTGATTACCCTGTCTTTCAAGAAGCAATTTCATGAGCTCATCGCGCTCACGCTCAGCTCGCGCCCTCTCGCGCTCCGCCGCTTCTTTTGCCTCACGCAGTGCTGCATAATTAGATTTTTTTGTCTCTTGAGGTTCTTCGGGAGTCTCCGGAGAAGCCTCTTCTATAGGAGTTGATAACTGCATAATAATATCATCTTGAGGAGCGGCGGATTGAGCCATATTCTCATCTACCTTCTTCATCTCCTGCATATATTGCTGCATTTCATGGGGTGGGATATTGGGAAGGCCATCGATTGTTTTCATTGTATTCTCCCTAGGCTACCAGATGAGGAGATTCATCCTCTTCATGGTTAAGCTTTTTACATAATTTAAACAGATCGCCATTCATAAATCGTATGATATTATCCAGAATCGCATATTCTTCTGGAACAACCTTATCCTTATTCTCCATATAGGTGAGGCATGCCTCTCTATTGGGTATGGTCCAAAGGTGCACCAACTCATCCTGTGCTCGACGGATCATAAATACTGTTTGATCATAATCAGGAGTCGGACAGCTTATGCGATCGAAGAAATAGCAGCGTATTACGTTATAGAGTAACTTTTCGTTCTTAGTAATAACCACTACAAAGAAGTCATTCGCATACTTGTGGGCATTCGTGTGCACACATTCGAGCAGGTTCTTGAGATACTCTTTTTCATGCTCCTGCTGTATCTCAATGGGGCTTCTTGTTTCAGGATCTTTCTGTTGTTGCTCAACCGCTATCTGTCCGACGGTCTTTTTGCGCTTAATATGCTTTTGAGCCATGTGCTCCTATTTATTTTTATGCATCTTACGCAGTGTAATAGCGAGTCTCGCGCGCTTACCCTCTACTCCTGAATGTTTCGCCGCAGCCTCGAGCTTTTTAGCCGGTATTTTCTTTCCTGCGGGAACATGCAACTCCTTATGGAGTGCGCCGGGATGCTTGATAGCGGCCTGAATCCATTTTTTGCCACAGTGAGGACACTTATGCTCCATAATGCTCCTTATTTCTTGCGCTTTTTCTTATCGGCCTTGCGTTGTTCACTGAGTGCGATGGCTATTGCTTGCTGAGGATTGGTTACTGTCTTTCCTGAGCCACCGCTTTTGAGCTTGCCCTCCTTGAACTCCTCCATCACAATCTCTACTTTGCGCTTGCCCTGAGGTGCCGGCTTCTTTTTAGGAGCCTCATGAGAAACTTTTTTCTTTTTTGCCATGGATAGTCCCCCGAGTAGATGAGTAACAGATGCTTATCTACCACGGAGTCAAAAAATAGGAAATATTCTTTGGTTGAAGGGGCGAATAAATTGCCTATTCCGCTGCAACTGTATACTATGATAAAGCCCATTGTCGAAGGGTTTTAAGGCGGCAATGGGTCATTTTCACTAAGGAGTACCAACATGATCCATCATCGTCTATTTTTTTTAACATCACTTTCTTTGGCGCCTATAGTATCCCTCATCCATGGGGGAGAAAAGGACAAAAAGATGGAGATGGAGACATCCATGCTCTCAGTCATGTGCTATAAATGTGATTCTCCCGTACTCAAGGCGCGCGAGATCAATAAGGACATTCTTTATTGGAAGAATATCAGTAGTCCGGCAAAGCTCACTGAGCCATCTGATGTGTCATCTTTGCTGCCAGTAAGCTCTCTGCCTCCGATTCATTGCGAACAATGCAAAGAGCTCTGCTGTGAGCCCGTATGGCATACCTCTGGAGATAAACTAAAGGCTGCATATAAGATCATACGCAAAGCATCTAAGTAACAATATGCCCCCACTCATCATGGGGGCATATGCTATATCTTCTCCGAATCGAGACTGCTCTTAGCGAACGCGCCGCGTATCTTCAAAGTTGATGCGATCCTTCTGGATCTTTTCTTTTGAGGTCGGCTTATAAGCAATATTGGGAGGAACTCCTAATATCTTGAATGCTATCTTCGTCCCATTGTTGTTCTGTGGGCGAACCATTGCAGGCATGCTTATACCTTCTTAGGATACCAACCGGCGCGTGCTTTGCGGTAGTCGAGACCACGCTGAGCATCGATACCGTGGATTGTATCGTCGATGTCCTGAGGAAGATAATCTACTGGATCACCATAAGGTCGGTATACAACATGTTGTGGCAAGTTGGCTACCTGGCTATGATCTTCGGTAAGATAACCACCGCTTGCATGGCGCATGGTGTATTCATTTTCCGGACGATCCACAATAGCGCGCATAACTTCGCGACCATGTTCATATCGTTCCATACCAGCTCGTTCGTGCATGCGATCCCGTGATGATTGGTGATATCGTTTGTGTTTAGGCATGGCTGCCTCCTGTAGTAACTGCGGAATAACCGCAAGGTGTTAATGTACCTCTAACTGCAGTAGAGTTTTTTATGATTCTTTATCGGGATTCTTACAATGTACTCTTTCTTCTTCCACAAAATCCCTCTCTTTGTCGATCCGATGGGAAGGAAGCTTCTCTATCTTTCTTGCAGCTATTTCAATCTTCTTCTCTGGAGCGTGTGGAATTATTTTGGGTATTCTCTTGAGGCCAAATGAGAGACCGAGTTTCATCAATACTTGTTGCACTCCCGTTCCCTGTGCCATCAGGAATCCTCCTCAGAATCATATGTTTCTGGAAAAGAGCCAAGTGAGCTCATGCTTCCCTTTTCCGTTCTATCAAGACTGAAGGAGAAGCTCCTGTCTATCTTGGGTATATCTGATTTGGGAGTGAGAGATTCAGGCACTGTTATATATGATCCGCCTCGTGGCGATGACGATGTATCCAACTCTATCTTGTCCTCCTTTTTGCGAGGAAGATCGATCTTAAGTGGCTTTTTGAGCCCCAAAGCAAGGGTCATCGCAGCAATAACTGAAGTCATGGCATCTCCTGGTTTTCAGTGGTCTGTGCTCTCTGTTCCATAATGCGGGAGAGAGATAATGCCTTCTCTATATGGGCAAAATCGATTCCCTCAAGCTCCTTAACTGCCTTGATAAAGTTGAGTAGCGCCATCTCATTATCTTTTTGTGCCTGTGCACGCCTCTCTTCAGCAAGCGCCTTATTCTCTTGTACGCGACTAACGCGCTCAAGGCCAAGCCCTTCATCGGCAACTGCTCGTGCACGTGCAAGATTAGTCCTTGCCTCCTGCTCTTGTAGCGCAGCCTGAGCTTGCATTTGCTGAACTTGTGCCTGTGCTTGCTGGGATCTTTGTATGGAATCGATGATATCTTTTTTATTGACGATAGTAGCAGCCTCAAGTAATGCATCATCGGGAATAGGAACGCCTGCTTCGCGTAACTGAAGAAGCTGAGCAAACTGCATCTGTTTCTGGGTTGAGGTATTAAGCCCTTCCTCTACCACGGTATCATATTTACCGAAGGCCTTACTATAGAACTGAGGTTGTGGCTCTTCTCCCTCGAGAATCTTCTTAACCTTGCCGGGAGTAAAGTTAGTCTGAACCACATCGAGAGTAATCTTGCCGAGTAGCTTCTGTGCTCTATCGAGTTGATCAAAGAGTATCTGCAGCGTCGTCAGCCCAGAGCCCTGCCGCAGCATCGAAAGAATTCCTGCCTTATCATCGGTTGCTGATCCGAGTAGCTCCTCGTTAACCCCCGATATCTCCATGACTTCTCTTCCGAGGAGCTCAGACAACTGAATCATAGATGGGGGCACTTGTGGTGCAACAATCTGTTGCGCATCGTCCATCGAGGCTTCTTCTTTAAGCGCTATACCACGTCCTTGCCCGCTTAAGAACACATCCTTTGGATCGACGAGCGCATTTTCTTTATATTTCCATCCCGAGGTAATCTGGCTCTCGAGAATATCGAGCTCTATAATGCGCCTTCTATTATAGAGAAACTGAGCATCTCGCAGACCACGAACCACGCCCTGCACGCGCCATGGAAAATAAGGCAATTGCGGGGCGTAATACGCGAACACTGGCACAAATGGATATGAATCTATGCCGAGTGGATTTGGTCCGTCATACATAACCTTGCCTTCAATAACTATGGCAAGTCGAACCGTTGGAATCTCTTGTTCTACCACTTCTACCGTAGGGAATGCCTTGAGATATTCTTTGAGGCGATCTTGGTTGGACGATCGCCATTCCATAGTCTCACCCGTCTGGGTATCACAGAGCATCTTTTGGGTGCGGTAGTCTCGATAATAATATTCATCATAGGTAAGGAAGTTCTTCATACCATAGTTATATGATTCCGGCATAAATTGGAACTTGCCATCACGTCCCGTTCCCGATTCATTGGTGATCATACCCATAATCTCATCAGCCTTATCGGGCATCAAGGATATACACTGCTTGCGCGTTAAGAACGAGCGTTTCCATATCGCCCTACAGTCGCTCAGGTCAGCCTTGCGGAAATAGGGATCAATAAGGAAGCTATTGTAGCTACAGTTATCGACCTTGATATTTCCTGATACTGGATCAGATCGGTAGTCTACCCAGAGCTGAAGGAGATTCATTCCGGACACAAGGGCACCATGGAACGCCTCTGATATAGTATCGAGAACTCCCTCCTGATTATTGATCCACATCAATATCTTGGTGAACTGATCAGCGGTCTGCGCGTCAGCATTCTCTATGGGAGTGACGATAGTAGACTTGCGATTACGGCGCTGATAGCCATCGATAAGATTAATAACCCGACGAATTCGGTTAAAGGAAAGTTGTCGGCGACGCGTTGCTGGAAGGTTTCCATATACATCGGTCCATAAACTCTGGTCACCAGCATAAAATCGCTCATCGGTGTCAGCCTCTGCCCAGAAAGACTGCTGTATAGTAATGCTTTCCGCATAAAATGCCTCCATGCGGCTCAGAATGTCTCTATGGCGCTCATTATAGTACTGTGGCCCCAACTGCGGGAAAAGCATGCTCAATCCTCAACGAGATAGATGATCGTCGTGAGGAAGATAGAATGGAAATCTTTGTTAGGGCAACGTATTTTTGAAGAAGTGGCAGAGGCTTAAGGGTTCCACCCCTGCCACCCACTAAGGGATATGCAACATGGAGAGGATCCATAACGTCCCGACCATCATACTACCCATAACTCCCATAAAAGATAAGTGATTTGTTAAAGCCTTCTATTATGCTCCAGTGAAGCTATGCGCTGCTCGAGGCGCGCCATGCGATGATTGATACACATTGCTCGATCATAGTCACATGTTTTATATATAAAGGCGAGACAACACGCAAATGCCATGGCAATAATACAAAAAGTTACCATAGAGAACCCCTTATTAAAGAGAGTAATTGATGCCAGTGGGTCTATCATACTACTTCTCACAAATATTTGCTCTTTTTATAAACGACGATCTATACTCATTGTGACATTTCATGCCAAAGGAGGTGTTCCATGGTGACAATTAGTGACTTCATCGTTCTAATCTTAACATGTTCAACCTTTCTACCCTGCCTCACCGCAGAGTGCCTCTCTGGACTACAATCTGCGGGACTTTGTGCCGCATTCAATATCATTCTTCCTTCCATTATGGGCATCGGATCCCATCTTTTTGAGAGATCATTCTTGAGATATGGTGGGAATGCCTATATACGCAACATCAACCATGAGCGGGAATCCTCAAGACTCCTTAATATGGCCGCACTCGCCTCTCTTTCGGTGCTTAGTTGGCATTCTATGAAGCATATAGCCCACAATCCCACACGCGTTGCGATGGTGCTCTTCTCTTCATATGCTTATAGCCATGGCAGAGCATTCTTCATGAATCAGCAATCGAGGCTATTAAGGACCACATCATACATGTTGCCCTTAGCCATTGGCCTCTCAACAATAAAATATTATAAAATATGAAAAATAAAATCCGGAGGTCTTGCGGGAACCTCCGGATCTATGAATATGCACCACCTCATCAGTGGGGAACATATCATCATGTTACTCTATTTAATCTCTACGTGCAATCGATGGGAACGGTAAATATCTTATAAATCAATAGCGAAAGCGATGCTAGTATGATAAGACCCTTAATCACCTTTATCCTTTTCCTTCTTCTCTTCTTCCTTGGGCTTTGGAGAGGGATATATAGACTCATACCACAAAAGAGCCCTTTTTGCGGCCACCTTCGGCTGCATTCCCATATCGATACATTGCCTATACATAGTCTCAAGCCTATTCACAACTTCTAGTAAATCCACATCTTGTTTCTTGGTTGGATTTTCTGCTCCGCAAGCACTGCCTATGCATAAGAATGGCAATATCAGTATGATCATATATGTTCTCCATAAATATGGCGACCCCGGTTGGATTCGAACCAACGATCTTTGCCGTGAAAGGGCAATGTCCTAACCGCTAGACGACGGGGTCAGTTGTCGACAAAAGTGAGAGGGTTCACCCTTTATGCTACCTCCTCTTTAAGCATGGCCTTCCAAGAGGCCCTTAGAGAATCTCCTTCGGTGCAGAGCTCATCTAATATAAACATTCTATCTAAAGAACCGCTTCCAGCCATATTAAGCCATATTGTTCCTAAAGGATATTGATACTTGATTCCGCGCACTCCATCAAAATGCGTATCTTCTGAAGTGGGAATACGCGACTTTGCCACAGTATAAGGCGCACAAAAGCCGTCTAATGCATTATTCTTTCTCTTTGCCCGCATTATCATACTCCTTTCGTTCGGGAGGACGAGCAGTGTAATACCGAGGAAATACCATGGGAGGCTGCCATGCCAGAGCAACGCGTGCAGCATCAACCGGATCCATGCCATCAGATACCAGTGAGTTAAATACGTATGTCTTCTCGTCTACACTCAACACCAATGCAGCAGTCGCTGTCGTCGTTGTAGTTGTCGTTGGAGCGGTAATAGTAGTCGTAGAAGTGGTCACATGAGATCCCCATGCACTCCATGATGCTCCAAGCACAGATAATAATAGAACATTCTTCATTGCAGTCCCTTCCCTTTATTCTTCGTGCTTCTTAAGTCATTCATAGCATCTATCCTCGTTGTTTATTTTTTTATAGCAAGCAAAACCGCATGATTAGCTCGCGACTTCTAATCATGCGGTAACTCATTCACAGGGAAATAATCCATTAGGTATTCCCAAACGAACTTAATTGCTCTATCCTAGAGGTAATTTTTAATAACTCGCGCATCTGGTGACTCCACCACGATTTATCAGATGTGCGAATTCGACAACCCCCCCGGATCGAACAAACAACGCGCCATGTTAAGCAGACCAATAACAATCAATTCCAATTCTCCCATCGGAAACGAGATGTCAAGTTCCAATAACCCGCTGTTGCTATGTAAAAATAAATTTAATAGAAAAAGCTCCTCACGTCAAGACTTTTCCTTAAAAAATTTCACTCTTGATGATGCAATCCGCCGAGACCCAGCAGCCTTCTACAAAGCACTTACTCCAGGTGGAAAAAGAGTCTTCGATTACCTCATGATGGCCTCAACTCGGTGTCGTCATCTTTATTTCACACAAGAACATATTGCCAAGAAGGCCAAGCTCAGCGTTCGCCATGTCCAGCGTATGCTCGCCAAGCTCGTAGAGCGCGGCGTTCTCATTATGCGCTACCGGCATATGACTTCGTCTGAATATCGGTACAATCCATTCTTCCACGAGAGTACCGTCCAAAGTATTATCAGAAACATATCAAGGGGCGCACAGTTTATAGCGCTCGTCTTATTGATGCCCTTCGTCCGAAGAGAGGCAAATGAGCTCACCAACCAGGTTCAACACCATGTGGAATACGAATGTCGTACGATGACACCTAACGATCTTATATCTATAAATCGTAATCGTAATCGTTATATACCTTTAGTAAAACACACGCGCGCGCGGAGGGTGCCACGAGCGGAGACGGAAGCGGAACGAATGGAGTCAGCCATGATCGCACAACGCAATATGGAACAGATGACGCAACACTTCCCTGCAGTGGTCGTGCGTCTTGGCTTACTTTGCAATCTTACTCCCGCGGGCAAGCTAGATCTCATGAGATATCCCGAGGAAGCGCTAAATCATGTGGAATCACTCTGGACTAAACATGCGAGCAAAGTCGGTGATAAACTGAGATGGCTCCATGGCATCTGTGTACGGTATTGTAAAGAGAAACGATTAGTCATTAATCATTCCTATCCACGCCACATGGCCAGGATCATGGGCATTACAGAGTCAGACGATAAGATCATCTGTGTACCAAAATCAAACCAGGATGAACGAAGTAGCTCTCGTCAATATAGTGAGACGGGGGGTCGATCTTCCTTCGATCTCAATGGATCCTTGGGCAAGACAATTGATGTACAGAGTGAGACGGAATTTAAAAAAAGGGAACGATACGATGGGTCATCCTCTACTCAGAAGCCATCCTTTAACATTCCTTGGGAGACTGTGGAACAAAGTGCCACGGTTAGCAGAAAGGCAAGTGTTGAACCTGATCAATCCCAGGGCGCATATTATAATCCTGCAACCGGATTGTATTCTCATCGAGATCCGGAGTCCCTCTCCTCCACCAGAGTGAGACGATCGACGGGACCAATCGCAAGCAAAGAAGAAGCAAACAGGCACATACAGACTATATTGGATAATCTTAGTAATCTTGGATTTCACGATCATGAAGTAAGGACTTCTGGGGCGCGGGCGGCAGAGCCGAAGAGGGAAAGGGGCATCGGGGGCGCCCTCAAGGATCTCATGGGCTCTTTATCCTCGAAGAGGGCCAATGGCGGGAGCTATTGACCCTGCAACGAGAGAAGACAATCAAAGGGCCATTACACCCCTGAAAGCAGATTTATAGCCATCTTCCTCCGGTGGGATCCTCTTGGAATGCGGGCGGTAACTTATTCTGTCCACCACTCCATGCCTCATTTCTAATGCGATCAAGCTCCTGTGGTGTCATGCCATCACGGGTCTTCGGTAACGAGATACACAAATATCTCATACAATCTGCAAAGTGGCTACTCCAATCATGGAGGGGCGAGTCTTTATAGACCTTGCGCTTCGCATCATATTCCTGGCGATAGTTCTCAAGCGCCTTAATGAGCGGAGAGCATGAGCGCTCATCGATCCATATCTTAGAAAGCGCACTCCGAACCGATTCAATACCATCCTCAATTGATATATGGGGAGCGAGCGTAAATGGTATACCGAGCTGCTTCGCTTTCTCGAGGCGCGTCATGCCAGTACCCCATTCTTTTACTGCAATATCATGAGGAGCGAAGTGCCTTCCATAAGTATATTCTTTCTGGCTGAGAATCTTAACATAGTGCTCAAGCCCCTCTTTATTCTTCTCGTAACAGTCTATGATACGCACTGTCTGGCCTATGACTTGAAAGAAGATAATTGAAGTCGAATCTCTTACTCCGATGTCCCACGCGGTATTCACCTTGAAGCCAATTTCATAAGGAACCATGCCAATCTGTCCCTTAACGCGCATGCGATCAAGATACTTCACGTAGTATGCTCCCTCAACCCCCATCGTAAAGCTAGTATAGTATTCTTGCTGTATTAAATCATCAGACATGATACCTTCTTGTCGCTCTTTTTCGATCTCAAAGAGTGGTATATGCTGCGTATCCTCTACAGTAAGCTTCAAGCAGTACCACTCAGGAGACTTCTGCGCTATTTGGTAGAGCTCCCAAAGATGGTTCTTGCCACGAGGAGTACTTAAGAAGAGAGCCCATCCTTCGTTAGCTACGAGAATTGGACGTATGTACTGATATGCGCGCGGATCTTGGAGTGAGTATTCACTAAATACTACTCCTCGGGGATTAGTTCCCATCAAAGAATCGTAATTATCTGAGCCTACAATCTGAATAATAGATCCATTACCGAGAGATATCTTCATCTCTTGTGAGTTTGTTGACTTGATTAGCTGCCGAGGAATATAATCAAGAAAACGATCGCCATCATTCGTAATGGAATCCCATATAACCTTCTTGCCCTGCGCATAGGTAGGGAATATATAGTAATAGACCCCTATCTTGCGAAGTGCCGCTCGTATCACGAGATTAAAGGCACATACATCCTTACCTGCGCGGCGCGGTAGTATTGCCAATACGCGCCTATAGTCTTTGTTCTCGAGTGCATCAAATATGGGAATCTGGTAGGGACGGGGCTTAAATCTGTTGAGATGTATCGTTGTCTCGAGATTCATTCATATTCCTATGTTGTTGCACTATATCTTGTAGTGATTCCCTGAGTGGGTCATCCCATTTCCAACGGTCGTAATATTTACGTATGCGCTTCAGGGTCCTCATAAATTGATCTTTGTTTGCGTTGTGGCGCCGATAGAAACAATATTCAATTTTTTTCTGATCGCAATCACAATCCCCCTCTTTGGTTATATGCCCACAGATACAATAATTACGTAAATGATCGAGGGTAACCTTTCCCTCCTTCATATAGCGATACCATATTTTCAGCTTATCGTTGCATAATAAGCATGGTGCAATATTAAAGGCATTCGCTATTGCGAACTTCATATGATCAAAAGTTGGATAGATGATCTCTTTATTCGGCTTAATGATCTTCGGCATACTTTCACGAGCTATTTTACGCTGTTTAGCAATGCGCTCCTCGAACCATTGGTGACTCATCGCATGGCCACAGAAAGTCATGCCACCGTGTTTGTGGTGCCATGATGCGGGAGAACCACACCTATTATTAATGCAGAGAATATAGTTCAATACGAAGGGATCACGCTGAATACAGTCATGCACTAATTCAAGCGTAAAATAGCGACTTCTTAATCGCTCTTCTATATGTAGCAATGAATACCAATAAAATATATGACCATTCTCCTGAGGATAGCGATCGATAAAGAATTGCCGTATCTCTGGCTGATTCATGGTTTCCTTATATTCGCTATATTCATGATCCAATCCCTAAAGGCCATATAGGTAGTCATGCGCTTGTTCAATTCATCTCCGCGCCACTCACTAACATTCTTGATATGCTCAAGCACATCAGCAACCTTCTGCTTCTTGAACTCATCAACGGTAAGTGAGAGGCCCATCTCTTCTCGAGCGATCACAATACCACGCGTCCAGAACTGCTGAAATATGCGTATAAGGCCACTCTGCTCCTCTTCGGGATGCGTATATATCCATGTCAGCGCAAGATCTCCTACCGAACTACTGCGGATATTATAATTCAGCTCTTTGAGCAACTCTTCTACCGTTTTCATAATGCCTCACAACATAATGCGTCTCTTGGAGTACTTTATCTCTCCGAACTCTTCTTTAATCTCATCCTCATGTAACTTCATGAGGAACTCTACAGACTCTTCCAGATGTATCAATCTACTTTTGAAGGAATCGCTTTGGTCCAAGTTTCTATCCCGTATGATTCTATCTCGGCATCTTCGTAGCATATCTCTGCGCTGAGTTATCGTATGGTTTGGATTGTTGGGCTCCATTTCAATGATGCCCGGAACACTTTCGATACATGCGAGAAGCCCATCAAGGCTGAGAAAGTTTCCGTTAATCAATCCCACCAGGTATTTCAACATCTGAGGGCCACACTTAAGAGGACCCTTAAGATCGAGCTCGGCGATCAAAAACGCCTCAAGTGATTCTACGGTATGTGAAGGCAAACGATCATGACGAATATACTTGGCCATTGCTACTCTCCTTCTAATTCCTTCTTCTTCCTGCCTCTTTTGGGAACCGCATCGGAGCTTGGCATTGCTGGAACTACAAGGTTGATTGTCTGTGCCTTATCATCTCCCTGGGTAGCCAATCTCATCTCTTTATCGTAAGCACGTAGACGATCATCATACATACCAAGCGTACGGTTTACGATCCCTGCATTAAACTTATTTTCGAGAGCAAGCCTTTCTCGACGAGCTCCGACTTTTGCCTTCGCTAAACTCATCGCCTTTCTGAGCTTTTCATTGCGCCGCTCCCATTCGTAAAGGCTCGTCTGCGCAATAGAATAGTCCGAACAGAATCCGATAAGCGTCACCGAACTTTCAAGGTCAGACCACTCAATCAATTTTCCCGCAATCCATTCGAGCTCCTTGTCGCTCCGTGGCGTACAGCACATTCTTTCGAATTCATCAATATATTGATTGCGCTTTGTATTGCTATTGTTATTTTCCATCAGTAATTCTCTCCGGCTCTAACTCATGTAAATCAAATTCTACTCGTGGTTTTGAGGAATACATCTTGCGCGCATCGATCCATGCTATTTGGCAATCATCTTCGTAGAGAAGCTTATTGCATACATCTTCTATAAGCTTTATCAGATTAGTGGTATCAGGCCTCATATGATGCCACGTTTCCTTGCGCGTCTCGCGAGATCGTGGAAAGTAAAATATAATCTCGAGCCTGAGGGGCCCTTGGTACATTATCTTGAGCTTATTCTGAAGCGCTATGAGATGAGAAAGTTGCTGCTTTAACGCTTTTTGGGGATCCCAGGGGCGCGAACTATACTGATTATGTCGCGCGCGCTGAAGGGGGACAGGTCTTCCAGGAATAAGGTACGGCATGCTCTTCTCTCCTTGCATAGGGAGATACTAACAGGAAAGTAGAGCATTTGACAACTATTATTCCAATAGAAGTTTTCAGGATCGATTAAAGAGGGGCTGTTGTAAAAGGACGAAAACCTGGTACTATACTAATTACCATGTTGGTTTATACATTTCGATGTATGGTCTTCAGGGTCTAACTGTACAAGGTTCGTTTGTATAGATAGCTGCTTTTCGGCGGTGAGGATTTCTTTTCTGAGATCCTCACCGTTTTTAATAAACATTATTTATACCACATACTCCTCATAATAACAAGCCAATTCGCTATAAATGTTGGTTTGATGAGCTTTTTATGGTATCATAGATAGGTAAAGCAGCTCTGAGACGAGCGATCGAATATTCCATTGCGTAAGGGTGTACATGGAGATCAATGATTACGAAGCCATGAGAGAGATCGAAAAGATTCGTGACTCCATTGAGGACATTAATACAAGCATACGAGATATGAAGGGAGATATGGAATCGCCTCAATATCTTGGTGATGCATCAAGAGAAATGAATGAACTGATGGGTGCTCTTGCTAAGGCTCAAGCAGAGATGAAGATCGCTGGAAAGAGTAGCAATAACCCATTCTTTAAGTCTAAGTATGCAGATCTCGCGTCGGTCGTCGAGGCCTCAAGGCCTTATCTCGCGAAAAATGGACTCTGTGTGCTGCAGAGAATGTGGATCGATGAAGATGGCAACAAGAAGCTTACTACCATTTTAGGTCATTCTTCGGGACAATATATTACATCAGTGGTAAGGCTTAATCCCGCAAAGGATGATGTGCAATCCCTGGGAAGCTTTATAACCTATATGAGAAGATATTCATACGCCTCACTCGTAGGCGTTGTAGCTGATGAAGAAGACGATGATGGTGAGGGTACAATGAAATCAGTACGATACCCTTCGTCTTCTTCTAGCAATGGGAATCATGCTATCCCTGAAAAGATATCTGATGATCAATGCAATATACTTATACGAGCCATCGGCAATAATGTAGAGCTTGCTGAGAATATCCTTAGGCACTTCAAGCTCAAATCATTGCGCGATGTGCCGAGAAATCGCTTCGAAGAAATATATGATAGAGTAGTGAAGATCAACCAGGACTCTTCTCCTAAATAAGGATATTGGTATATACTCGGGTGGTATAAAAGGAGTATTTTATGAATAGTCCCTTAGCCATTAAGCGCGTTGGCCCACCGAATGCCTATGACAAGTATCCATGGGGCACTATTTGTATCGTGAATGATGGCTCCCTCTATAGACAAATCTCAAAAAACGAAGAAAATCCTGTGTGGGATCGCTTTAGTGATGATTATCCTGAGGGCAGCACTACACTTTTTCATGAAAGATGAACTCGTGACCATTCGTCACGGGCTCCTTGAATATATAAGGGAACCGAAGTTCCCCTATATACCGAAGTGCTAGTTCCGCATGCGCATTTATGGCTTCGAGAAGCTATTTGTCCTTGCGTCATAGGTGTCACCTATATCGCACTTATCGTGACGAATGAGGTAAGTTCCCTTTGGGGGCTGCCATGGCTG